ACTGGACCGGTATATCCTGTCGGACCTGTATCTCCAGTAGGACCAGTATCTCCTGTAGATCCAGTAAATCCAGTAGGACCAGTTTCTCCTGTAAACCCAGTAGGTCCAACTACAGATCCTCCATCAACAAATCCAGAACCATCATATAAATATAAATGAGAATCAGCTAATATTATATATGCATCACCAGATACTGGAGAAACTATAGATGATAGATCACCAACAGTATTTAATACTCCTTTGAATTGAATTCCTGTTCCAACTGGTCCTGTATATCCTGTTGCACCTGTTTCTCCTGTGGGGCCACTAAATCCGGTTGAACCAGTTTCTCCAGTGGGACCAATATCTCCTGTTGAGCCAGTTTCTCCAGTAGGACCAGTAGATCCAGTTAAACCAGTAGGTCCAGTTTCTCCAGTAAATCCAGTTGCACCAGTCTGTCCTGTAAATCCAGTTGGACCAAGTACAGATCCACCATCAACAAATCCTGTACCGTCATATAAATATAAATGGGAATCTGCTAATATTATATATGCATCACCAGATACTGGCAAAACTATAGAAGATAAATCAACTACATTATTTAATACTCCTTTGAATTGAATTCCTGTTCCGACTGGACCCGTATATCCGGTAGGGCCTGTGTTCCCAATTGAACCAGTTGAACCTGTTTCTCCTTTTGCACCATTTAAACCAGTTGCACCATTTAAACCAGTTGCACCAGTTGCACCAGTTGCACCAGTTTCTCCTGTAGCACCAAGTACACCGGTTGCTCCACTGCTACCAATAATAAGTTGATTATTTTGATTAGCTGATAATGTGATATTTCCTAAATATAGTGTACTACCAGATAAATATAGATCTTTAAATCTAAATGTTGGAGATCCTAAATCATATGTTATATCAGTTGTTGGTATTAAAGAACTATTTATACTTCCGATATCTCCAGTTGGACCAGTTGGACCAAGTACAGATCCACCATCAACAAATTGAATTCCATTATATAAATATAAATGAGAATCTGCTAATATTATATATGCATCTCCATTTAATGGAGATACAATTAATGATAAATCTAATACATTATTTAATACCCCTTTAAATTGAATTCCTGTTCCAACTGGTCCAATTGCACCTGTAAATCCTGTTGCTCCTGTTAGACCAGTTGCACCAAAACCAGTTGGTCCAATTGAACCAGTTGGACCGGTTGATCCAGTTGATCCAGTAGTGCCAATATCTCCAGTTGGTCCAGTTGAACCGGTTAGTCCAGTTGATCCAGTTAAACCAATAGATCCAGTTGATCCCGTTGGCCCAGTTAATCCAGTTGATCCAATTAAACCGGTCGCACCTAAACCTGTAGGTCCAGTAGATCCAGTCAATCCAGTTGGTCCGAGTATAGATCCACCATCAACAAATTGAATACCATTAAATAAATATACTCGTGAATTTGTTAACACTATATATGCATCTCCATTTGATGGCGAAATAATTGAAGATAAATCTGAAATATTTGCAACAGTCCCTTTAAATTGAATTCCAGTTCCTACTGAACCAGTACTACCTGTGGATCCCGTCGGCCCATTAATATTAGCAATTAATGGCCAAGAATTTATTGACAATTTACGTATTCTACTATTTTCTCTGTCTGCAAGGTAAATATCTCCAGTATTATCAATTGATATACCGTAAGGTTTTAGTTGCGCACTAAGGGCTGGTCCATTATCACCAGCAAATATCTGTGTTCCATTACCAGCTATAGTTGTTATAACCCCTGACACACTAACCTTGCGTATTCTATTATTTCCCGAATCAGATATAAATAAACATCCAGTGCCATCCACTTTTATATCACTAGGATAGTTTAAACTAGCATTTGTTGCTTGTCCATTATCACCAGTAAACGCAGCAATACCGTTTCCTGCTATAGTTGATATTATACCAGTTGATATAGCAACTTTACGGATTCTGTGATTACCGCTATCACTAATATATATATTTCCAGCGCTATCTAAAGTAACTCTACTTGGATTACTAAAGCTGGCGCTTGTTGCTTGCCCCCCATCACCAGAAAATCCAATACTTCTATTACCAGCAACTGTTGTTATAATACCAGTTGATACAGTAACTTTACGAAGAACTTGACCTGCCTGATCAAGTATATATATATTTCCAGCAACATCTAATGCTATTCCAGTTGGTACATCTAATGTTGCATTTATTGCAAGACCTCCATCACCTGTGGTTCCAGCTATACCAGTTCCAACTATAGTTGTTATAATTCCAGTAGCTGCAGTAACTTTACGAATTCTCCGATTATTTATATCTGCTATATATATATTTCCGTTACTATCTACAGCGATAGATTGATTATTTGCCCCTATTTGCGCTAGCCACGCTGAGTTACCATCACCAGAAAATCCGGGGGTTGATCCTGCAACTGTCGTTATTACACCAGAAGTAGAAACTTTACGAATAAATGCGTTACCCGAGTCATTTATATATATATTTCCTGTTCCATCAAGAGCAACATCATATGGGTTAGTAAATTGTGCACTTAAAGCTTGGCCACCATCTCCAAAAAATCCTTGTACCCCTGATCCTGCAATAGTGTTTATAAAATACTCTGTTTGAGAAATATATTGATACATATTACCAGAGGTTGTATTAATATAATAAGTTCCATCAATCGCAGTTAAACCAGTTGGATCAGTCATTCCATTTAATATTTGGGTACCATTTATTCCTGTTGGGCCAGTGAAACCAGTTGATCCGGTTGATCCAGTTGGTCCTGTTGGTCCAGTTGGTCCGGTTGATCCTGTAAAGCCTGTTGCACCATATCCGGTTGATCCTGTTGACCCTGTTGACCCTGTTGGTCCTGTTGATCCTGTAAAGCCTGTTGCACCATAGCCTGTTAATCCTATTGGTCCAGTTGATCCTGTTGATCCTGTTGGTCCAGTTGATCCTGTAAAGCCTGTTGCACCATAGCCTGTTGATCCTGTTGGTCCTGTTGACCCGGTTGATCCTGTTGTTCCAGCTGATCCTGTAAACCCTGTTGCACCATAGCCTGTTGCACCAGTTGGACCAACAGTACCTCCATACTGTAATTGATTCCATGTTAACACTCCATTACCAATCTTAAAATTATATGTATTTATATCAATGCCAATTTCTCCATCAGCTAATATTGGATTTGTTGTAGTCCATTCAATAGTAGAACCTCTTCTAAATTGAAATTGAATAAATGGCATCTTTTTATAGATATATACATGTATCACAAATTTTTTATTAAAATCAAATTTATTTAATACTAATTATTAAATAAACTCTAAACTATATATTATATTAATTTAATTAGATCATAAATAAATCATTATTTATAATTAAATTAATTTACACCACCACAATTAAAAGCTGGACCAATTACATAATTACTTATTGGAAATCCTCCGTCAAAACTATACGCGCTAATTGAACCAGTTGGTCCAGTTGGTCCGATAGTACCGGTTGATCCAGTGGTACCTCTTGAACCAGTAGCACCAGTTGGTCCTACAACTGATCCACCATCTACAAATTGAGTACCATTATATAAATATAAATGTGAATTAGACAATATTATATATGCATCACCTCTTACTGGGGAATTTACTAATGATAATTCAGATACATTATTTAAAGCTCCTTTAAATTGAATACCAGTACCAACTGCACCTGTCGGTCCGGTTGTGCCAATACTTCCTGTAAGACCAATTGAACCAGTAGCACCTGTTGGACCTAGAATAGATCCACCATCAGTGAATTGAATCCCATTATATAAATATAAATGTGAATTAGCCAATACTATATATGCATCTCCTTGTATTGGAGATGCAATTAATGATAAATCTGAAATATTATTTACAGTACCTTTAAACTGTATTCCTGTTCCAACTGCACCAGTTGGACCAGTAAAGCCACTTGGTCCTGTAAATCCAGTTAGACCAATTAATCCTGTAAAGCCACGAGGTCCTGTAAATCCAGTTGATCCAGTAGAACCAGTTGGACCTAAAATAGATCCACCATCTATAAATTGACTATTATTATATAAATATAAGTGTGAGTTTGCTAATATTATATATGCATCTCCCTGAACTGGTCCAATAATTAATGCTAAATCAGATACATTATTTAAAGTACCTTTAAACTGTATACCAGTTCCAATAGGACCAGTTGATCCAGTAGAACCGGTTAATCCAGTATAGCCAGTGAATCCTCTAATACCGGTAGGTCCAGTAAAACCAGTTGATCCAGTATTACCCGTTGGTCCAAGAATAGATCCTCCATCTATAAACTGAGATCCATTATATAAATAAATATGTGAATTTGCTAATACTATATATGCATCGCCAGGTGCGGGTAATACTATCAATGATAAATCAGATATATTATTTACAGTTCCTTTAAATTGAATACCTGTACCTACAGGACCAATCGCACCAGTAAAACCAGTTGATCCAGTATTACCAGTTGGCCCCAAAATAGTACCACCATCTACAAATTGGATCCCATTATATAAATACAAGCGAGAATTTGATAAAATTATATATGCATCTCCTTGACTTGGTGAAACAATTGATGACAAATCAGATACATTATTTACTGTACCTCTAAATACAATACCAGTACCAACTGGACCAGTCGCACCAGTTAGACCTTGAAATATAATACCATCTTTATAGATATTACCAAATAGATTAAAATCTTGTTGAAGCGTTAGGTTTCCATAAATTGATAAATCATTATAAATATTTGAAACTGTCGAAATTGTATATGCAAGCGATGGTACTATATCATATGAAAAAGTTATATTATATACTAAATTGTTTATATATGATGAATTATTATATATAGTATAACGTACATTAATTTGTTCATTCGCAACTAGTAGTAACGATATAGATCCACTTGAAATAAGATTTGATATACCTGTATATGAGTCTAATTCAAATAATAAACTATTATCACTATTTCTTAATAATTTTATTGATAATTGTAAATTATTTGGATTTACTATTCCAGTATAAGATAATTTTAAATAAACTTGTTTTCCAAGTGGAAAATTAGAAGGAACTATAAAACTACCAATGTTTGTATTTGTCTGTATTCCTGTTAGATCATATGGAGGTGATATATAATTAAATGTTTGAAAAGTACTATTATTAAATGCATTAAGATTATATACTGTATTTTGATTATTTATTAATAGATTACCATAAGTATCAGAATTTAATACTACTCTACCTGACATAATAGTTATAATATATTGATATATATTATATATACATAATTAACTTAGAACTTGAAAATTTAAGCGATTCACTTATTTAAGTTTAAAATATATTAATAAAATTATTAATATTATTAATTTTATTAATATTATTAATTAATGTTTGATTAGAAATTATAATCTATATATAATAACAAATTAATAAATATTTATAATATATATTATAAATATCTATAAGAATATGATAAATTTTATTATTATATTTAGTTTATTTTCATATGTAACTGCATTTAGTAATCCAACTCCTTATCATACTCAAGATCTAAGTATTAAAAAAATAAATTTACAAAAAAGAAATATACAAGAATTATCTGTATCTCCATCTGAATCTGCTTCTACATTTGATTCATTATTTATTTCAGTATCACCGTCGCCTTCTGTATCATCTTTTATAACGCCTTCATATTCATATATAAATACAAAATCTATTATTAATAGTCCTACTGCTACTGCAACATGTCCGTATCGTAATTATAATGCAGCAACAGATTTCTCATCAGTACAGGGTTCGAATGGATGGTATTATGGTTACTATAATTCTGGTACTTTTACACAGTTTACAAATTATGCAATTTCAAATACAGGAAGTGTTGGATCAGTCTATTCATGGAATTATAATGTAGCATCAAATGGTATTATATCTAGTACAATGATGATGCCAAACGGTGCTAATAGTTGTAATACTCAAACATATGGCGATATTACACCAGTTTTAAGATGGTATAATCCAATCGGTTCGTGTTATCAAGATATTACATTAACTATTAGTATATCACATGGATCAAATGGTGGTGTAACTGCACAATTAACTGTAAATGGAAATATAATTTATTCTAATTCAGTTGGTGGTACATTATCATATACAAATAGTTTTAATCTATTTGGAATAAGTAGTATTGAACTTAGTATTGGTCCTATAAATCATAATTGTGATTATGGACAAACAACTTATTCATTAAATATTTCACCTATCGGAAATAGTGTAACAAGTATTCAATCAATTTCAACTACTTCAAGTAATATTAAAAGTCTTTCTCCAATAAGAACTTTTAGCAATTCATATACAATAAAGAATACTATATCGAGTTTACCAAGTCGAAGTTCAACTCAATCTTCTAAAGAAAGTTTTTCAACCTCAGTATCTCAAACTAATACTAAATCAACTTCTATCTCAAAAAGTCCAAGTATTTCAGTTTCATCTTCTAGATCACCGTATAATTCGAATAGTGTATCTCGGTCAGCAACTGCAACAGCAACAGTTTTCTATACAGGTAATTGGACTGATTATGGTCCAGTATATTGGAATGTTCCACTTTCGAACACAGGAAGTGAAACTATTTCAGAATGTATGATACGCTGTTCGCTAAATCCGTCATGTGGTGGAATAAGTGTTAATACACCATGTTTTAATATTCCATTAAATTCACCAAGTATTTACACAACTGTATGTGCAAATTGTTTTATTATTCCAATGGAGGGTGTAGGATCTGGAACATTTGTGCCAAATGCTGGTTGGGAATCATTTATCATATATGATAAAATATTTCCACCAACAACTACATCAATTACTACTAAATCATTAACAGTTTCTTCTTTACCTACATCTTCACTACAACTATATACAACTTTCAATATGTGTAGTCCAAATAATAATCAAATAACATTACCAATCGTAAATTCATATACAACTTTATATACAAATTTAGCTGCTACATATGGAAATAGTCTTAATTGTGAATTTACAATAAATGGGGGCAACAATTATGCAATATTTCAAGTAAATTTTACTACTTTTACAACTGAAGGATGCTGTGATTTTTTAAAAATATCTGATGCTACAAATACACAAGTATTTAGTTATGCAGGTTCAACTATACCGGCTTCATTTTTAATAAGATCACCATATATAAAATTACAATTTATAACAGATGGTTCAGTTGTATTTAGTGGTGTATCTGTAAGAATTACACTAATATATCCTTCATCGTCTGGTTCGTCATCTTTTTCAACTACAAATAGTTTAAGTCCGACATTATCTAAATCTAGTAGTAATTCAAAAACTGCATTTAATTCTATATCATCTACAAAATCTATATCAAACTCTAAATCAGCTTCAACAACTAGTTCAGTTTCATCTTCTGCATTTGAAACAAAATTGTCATCAATAACTAATTCAATATCTTTTTCTACATTAGAAACAAGATCACCTTCAACAACTAATTCAATGTCTCCTTCTGAATTTGTGACAAAATCACCATCTGTATCTAAAACTAATATACTAACTTATACAAGGTGTTATACATATACTCCATATTCAACTAATAGTAATTTTTCAACTAATTCACCAATCTCAACTAGTAGTATTCTTGAATCTTTATCAAAATGCTCAACAAATACTGTTAAATATACTAATACTTTAACAAGTAGCACAACAAATACACCATCAGTTACTGCAATACAATCACCATCGTATAATACACCATCGAATATTACTTCAATTAGTCATTCAGTATCACCTACACATGCAGCATCATCTTCACCAAGTAGTGCAACATCTCCTACTTCTTTTTTCTCAAGTTGTCCTTCAAATTCAATTAGAGGATCAATTACTTCATCAAATAGTATTTCACATTCAGTAACATTATCTCCAACTGTTTCACCATCTCCAATTATAATCTTATCAAATGAAGATATTGGAAAGCAATTATTAACACAATTTGTCGGAAATAAAACATCATTGTCATCAGATGAAGCAACAACTGTCATCAATACAATCCAAGACTTACCACATGATCAAATTAAAGATGTTTTAAGAACTGTTGGAATATTAACTTTAGGATCAAATCCTACAGGATCATTCTCTATTTCTACAACAGCATTTGATTTTCATGCACAGGTACTACCACCAAAACCATTAGTTATTAATTCGTCGAGTTTTGGATTAAATGTTCCAAAATTAAATATTTCTGGTTCAGCAGTTAGTTTAATATCGTGGAATACAAATCCATATCAATCAAATACAAGCATTGATACAAAATTATATAGTGTTAGTTTATCAAGTTTAAATGGTACTGAATTGTCAATTAGTAATTTATCAACTCCTTTACAGTTTACATATGCTTTATCATTGCCTGCAAATGATACACGTGTAAATATTCCAAATTATAGAATTAATTGTCTAGATGATATTACATATATAATTTCAAATAGTAAACCTGTTTTTATACAGTTAGTTAAAAATAATTCTGGATATATTATACCTTGTCCAGATGGAGAACATATAGTCGCATGTGATAGTCAATCAACTCAATTAGTTGTTCCAACATTAGTAACATTTAATTGCCCAGTACCAAAATATGAAGCAAAATGTGTATATTGGTCATTTAAGACAAATGATTGGGCATCTGATGGATGCTATGTAGTTTCTGTAACTAAAGATACACTTGTATGTAATTGCACACATATGACAGACTTTGGATCACGATTAGATGCAGTATATCAATCAAATAAAGATATATTTGCAGGAGCTGCAGATGTATATTCATTAGATGGATTAATAAAATTTAAACAATTTTATATAACATTTGGTTCAATTGCAATTGTTGGATTAATTACATTTTTAATTGGATTAATATTGGATATACGAGATTCTAGAAAATATTATGATATATTACTAAAGGATCCAATTATAAAGGAATTAAAAAATCAAACAGGGTGTTTAATAGATGTATGCTATGAATATTCAGTTAGTTTTAAAAAAACAGAAAATAAAACAGAAAATAAAACAGAAAATAAAACAGAAAGTAAAACACCTGTAGAAGTATATGGATTTCATAGATTTATATCAATTTGGTGGAATCGTCTTATATTCCAGCATTCTCATATTTCCGCATTTTTTAGATTTGATCCAAGACTACCAAGATTATTTAGATTGTTAATAATTTTTGTCGCTCAATTTAATTCATTATTCTTAAGTGCATTTTTATATTCATTTAAATATGGAGACACAACTAACAATATTGAATTACCACAAATTACAATAACTGAAACAATTGTATTATCAATAATTACAGCAGTATTAAATGTACCTATTATTACATTTTTTATTAAATTAATGAATACATCAGGAATAGATGAATTTAAATGGAGATATCCTATTTTATATGATGAATTAATTAGAAGACATGCATTTGAACAAGAATTATCCAAATATGATACAGATGAATTAGATGTAAGACTATTAAATATTATAAGATTTAAAGATAAGACTTATATTGAAAGTTTAAAAAATAGTATAAAAATAGATAAAAATAAGAATGATTTTGCTTTTAGTACAGATAAAGGTGAATTTGATAGTGATGATCATACAATTATTGATATGATCTTAATATATTTATGTAATTATAAACCCAAGAAGAGGGATATTAAAAAGGGATCTATTGATAAGGCTTATCTAATTGCAAATAAGGAATATCCAATAACACCTAAAAAATTATATTTATTATCTTATTTACCATTCCATACAATTAAAGGAGGACTTGTATTTTTTTTATCAATTGGTTGGTTTATATGGTGTTTAAATTACTTATTATTATTTGCTGCACATAATGCAGTATCAGTTTCAAATAATATGTTAACATCTTTTGGAATTTCAGAGATAAGTACAGTTTTAGTAACTCAACCAATTGTATTATTCTTCATGTTATGTTTTGCATATATTATGAATAGATTATCAAATAAATATACATTCTTAAAATCCGTTAAAAGAATTCCATCACTATATTATTTTTCCGATCCATTTGTAAAGCCTTATTCATCATTATTAGCTACGGGATTTGCATATAGAATTTTCTTAAATGGTCCTGCAGATATTTCTCAAAGTACAAAAGTACCTCAAACAATTAAGGATTTAGGATATACTACATTAAATGGAGTTATCGAAGGTTTTGAACATATTGATCACGTACCATCTATAAGAGATATTAAAATGATTGAATTATATGAATTATTAAAGAATCAAGATGAAATTAGTAGATTAACAAATGTTATATATATAAATGATGTTGAAAATTATAATTATAAAAATGAAGATCTAACAATTAAAGAATTAAAAGATACGCAATTAAATTTTTATAAATTTGAAAAAATCATAAAAATTGATAAAAAGAGAAAAAGATGACGCCTTTATATTTATTTCGCCATAATTGATGACCAGATACCAGATTGAGAACCAATCGTTGGTTCACTTATATAAAAATTATCTTTTGATTGTAATGAAAACCAAAATTGATCTAATGCATAATAAGTTGTAAACTTTTTTTCATTTGGATTTGTTATTTTAAACTGTTCTACTTCATCTTCTAACTTTTTCATTCCATTTGTAAAATTATTTAATAAAGTATCTGTATATGTAGAATTAACTAAATATCCCGCTGTAGTTGTACCATATTTAATTTTTTTAATAGACTCAATATCTGTATCAATTTTTTTTACCCAGTGTGTACTAAACATAAATACATCCCATTTATTTTCATACTTTTTAGAAAACTTTGAAAGTATACCTAATACTTCATCTTTAGATAACTTAAATATGAAATCATCTTCTAAAATTAGAAATCTATCCCATTTCATATCTTTAGCATATTCAAGTGCTTTAATATGACTTTTACTACATCCTAAATGACCACATGTTTTGTCTAATACTGCCTCTATTCTATGAATCATTTCTAATGGTATTTCAACTTTATTACATTCCTCCAATATTTTTTTAAGTCTATCTGTTCTATCAATAAGATTTATAAACATAATACCATCTATAAAATCTTCGTATTTTAATGATTTATCTTCGGACATCTTATATCTATATTTATATATATATATATCTATATTTATATATCTATATATCTATATATCTATAAATAAATAATTATATATCAAATTTTGAACAATACTTTATGATAAAGATAAAGATCTAATTTTTATGAATTTTAAAAAATAAGATGTTTATATAGTTAATAACTTATCTAATAAAAAAAATTATTTAGCCATAATAGATGACCAAGATCTTGATCTAGATCCTATATGTGGTTGACTTATATAAAAATTATCTCTTTTTTGTATAGATTTCCAATATTGATCAAGTGCATAAGCAGATGTAAATTTTTTTTCATTTGGATTACTTATTGTAAATTCTGTAACTTCTTTTTCTAATATTTTCATACCCTCATAAAAATTATCATATAAGGTATCAATATATATGTTATTAACTAAATATCCACAAGTAGTTGTACCATATAAGATTTTCTTAATAAAATTAATATCAGTATCAATTTTTTCATTCCAATAAGTAGTAAACATAAATACATCCCAATTATTGTTATATTTTTTATAGAATTCAGATAATAAATATAATACTCTTTCTTTAGGTAAATCAAAAGTAAAAGAATCTTCTAAAATTAAGAATTTTTTCCATTTCATTTCTTTTGCATATTCTAGTGCTTTAATATGACTTTTAGTACATCCTAAATGTCCACATACTTTATTAGAAATTCCTTCAATTCTATGAACCATATTTAATGGAATTTCCATTCTTTTAAATTCTTCTGTAATTAGCTTAAGTCTATCAGTTCGATCTTCTAAGTTTATAAAAATTATACCATCAATAAAATCTTCATATTTAAATGACATTAATTTATTTACAGTTGACGCTAATAATTTTTTATTAGATTCAATATTAAAATTTAATTGCATCCACTCTTGTGGATTGTACTTATTTTCTATAAATTTATTTATTGTATTTTTAATAGGTTGATCATAAAAAAATAAACTTCCTGTAGATTTATTTATATATTTCCATCCACCTAAAATATCTTTATTTAATAATACTGGTAGATTAAGACATAGTGCTTCGACAATTATTCTTGGACTTGCATCATAACGAGATGCATTAAATAGATACTTACAACTATTCATTTTTTCAAGAAAAATATACCATTCTAAGTGACCAGTAAATTCAATCTTTTCAGAGAAATCTGGTCGTCTATCACCACCGCCAACTAAAATTTTTAAATTCATTACATCTGCCATATAATTTAACCATTTACGAGCAACATCTACTCCACGAATCCATGTATTCCATTCACCATTTGGTAAAGAACAAAAAAAATCATATTCTTTTTTAGTATTCTTTTTTGAAATATCAACTAACTTCTGTTTATGTGCATACTGATCACTATCACTATATAATAATAAAGGTACACTAGATGGAATAAAATTTTCTGGATCTTTAAAGCAATGACACCATAAAATTACTTTATTATGATATTCCTTTAATTTAATATATTGTTTATAATTCTCTTCTTCAGATTCTCCAGTAGGGTTTACATTTAGTTCTGGGTAATTTTGCCATGCAGATAAACCAATTAATTTCTTAGTCTTTAGTAATTCATCTAATTTATCAAAATTTTTAATATGTTTACGAATAGCAATATAATTAGTTGATTCTTTATTTTCATCAATAACATCAATAATTCCCCAATCATCATCATATAATTTATCACCAAATGATAATTGTTTATACATTATTTTTATATATATCTTTTATTTTTTATATATATGTAATAGTATATATGTCTGAATTACTTAATTTAATTATTCATATTTCTACTCCAATTGTTGCATTAAGTCAAACATTTACAACATATTATAATAATGTCGAAAATATAGTTACAAAAGTAGTTGTATTTATTAAGATATTAGTCGTTTTAACAACTTTTGGATACTTAAATTATTTATATTTTTATAAAAATCAATATACAATTCAATCATCTGTTTTATTATTATTATTAATAAATTCAATAACTTTTATAATGTTTATAATAACTATTTATCTTATGTTTACAAAGAATCCTAATTCACAACCACTTGACAATAGTAAAACTGAAGTCCTATAGTTATAACCAATAATTAACTTTATTTTTATATAAATAATAAAATATAAAAATATAGATATATACAAGTATATACAATAAAAAAAGAAAATGACGCAATCTTGTCCTACTGCAATTATATTACTAAAATCTAAAAAACTATATATAACTCATCTTACATCATATAATCTAGCAGATTATATAAATAATGAATGGCTAAAAAAATATCAACCAATTGAAATTGTACGCGAGTATGATCAAAATCGTAATTTTAAGCGATTACTAATTAAATATATTATAGACTATTCAATCGAAAATGTTCGAGGTGGAAAATATACTAATATAAATTTAACTGAAAGAGAAATTAAGCAAATTAATGTAGATATTGAAAAATATAATTTATCAAAGAATACAAAAGGATCTCCATATTTAATGGATAATATTTTTGGTATACATCATAATACATCCGACGATGATAGTGAAGACCAATTTCATATGTAAAAATTGTTTTTGTTTTTTTTATTTAAAGATTAAAAAGAAAATTCTCGATCAACTTCAAATGCCCATTTAAATTTCTCTTGTAAGGATTTATTAAATATCTTATCAATTTGTATATCGTGTTTTTTCATAAATGATACAGTTATTCTCGGATCAATATAATTTATCTTTGATGTACCTAATGATAAATTCTTTAATTCTTGTTTTAATTCTAATTTAGTCTTTAATCTCTTAATTTTATCTGCATATTTGGATGGATCTTTTGCATTCTTTTTCTTTTCTTTTAGATCTTTTATTTGGTCTTTTAATTTTATGGTTTGTTCAGAAAAATTTTTAGATATATTCTTTTGATGATTACATAATAATGCTACCTTTGCATTTGCTTTATTAAATCCATCTAATAATAAATCATATTTATCATCCTTATCATAGTCGTTGTATTTCTTTGTGATAGTATCTAATTCATTAGCAAATAAATTACTTGCATTATATGTTCTAAATACTTTTGCTGTTAATCCATCCATAAATGTTTTTAAATATTCATTTAAATCACTAGTTTTTATTTTGTCAAAGATATCATCATCTTTATTCTTATTTCTTTTTAAATCATTTAAATTTTTATATACTTGTTCATCAACAGTAAATGTTCTAACATATCTTACACTATCTTTACCCAAAAAATCTAATTTAATTTGATTATTTTCTAAATTTTCAATATGTTCAACTCTTAATGAGACTACTCCGACTGTATCTGCTTCATCATCTCCTTTTTCATTTCCAACTCTTAATGCAAAATTATCAATAAAATATAATGCAGTCGATAATTGTTTAATTTTAATATCTTCACTTAATAGATTTTCATTATTCTTCATTTTAATTGTTTTAATATGTTTTTTTAATCTTCTTGCAGTTTCAAACTTATCTAAATCTCCTTGAGCTTTCATATCTGATTTATCTGATAGCCATACATATTTTGTCTTTCCGGTTATATCATCTTTCCAACTTGCTAACCAAATACTATTTTTTTCGTGAACAATTGATCCCCATTTACCATCCTCTAATTTAGGAACAGGTGAATCTTTACTTAAGTTTAATGTAATATCTTCTGGTCGTATTCTTCTTTTTATTTTTCCAATGTATGGATGGCATCCACGTCCAATAAATATTGATGGAGGTTCAACCATATAGTTGCCAACTGGTTGTGGTTTTCCATCAACATGTGCAGTTTTATATTTTTCAGTATCTTTATCTTTAATCTCTTTAATTAGTTCTTTCTCTTGTTTGGTAAGAATTTTCTTCTTTTCTCTTAATTCTAATATGTAATTATATATTAAACTAAAATCACAATTTTCTAAATCTTGAATTATATGTTCCTTTCCTAAAATCTTTCGCCAATCTTTCCAAAAGTTTCTTTTGAACTTATCACTTTTATAATATTCAGTATCAATATAACGAGAAAATATTGTTGCATATTCTTCCTCTTCATTTGCTAAACTAATCTTTTGACCTTTATATATTAAAGGTATATTATGAGGAACATATTTTGGTGGGAACATAACACCGTTATGTTGAAATGTAGTCCATTTAATATTTACTTTTCCACCAATTAAACTAATATTACTATTTTCTGGACTAACAAATTGTTTGTAAATATTATAATATGTAATATAATATGACTTACTCATAAATTATAATATATTAAAAATTTTAATATATTATTAATTATAAATTATTATATTAAATGTCTATTGCAATTAACTTTAGTAATTCAGGATTAATTTCATGTTTATTACCAGGTTCAAATGTATGTAAATCAAAATTAAATCCTTCATATTCTTCTTGCATTTCTTCTAAGATTGGTCTAAAATATTTAATACTTTGATTTGACTTAATTTTTCCTAAATTTTCTTCATCGTTTGCATTCCAACCAATTATAACTTTCATTTCATCTAATCTGTTTCCAATCTTTTTAATTGATTCACAAAATGTAGGGTGTGCTGGTACAGCTAAATATAATCTAGTATAGATATCACTATTATAAACTACATTCATAGCTACACCACCGCCTGCAGATTTTCCTAATAAATGTACGTTTGTAAGTTTAAGACATCTAATTACTTTATCAACAATAGAACCTAATTCAGTATACATTTCAACTTCTTCTTTGTATGCTTCTGCACGTATTGTAACATTAGTACTTGATCTCATTCCTTCATCTCTTTGATCAATATTTACAAATGCTCCATTTTGAATAGCTTTAAACATTTTTTCATCATAACAAATGACGTAGACAGCTTTATATTTATTTTGTAGAATATCTAAATTATTCATAATAATATTACAAGATCCACAAAATGAATTAACAGAAAATCCAGCCATGACAACTAATACAGGTTTTTCATCTGCATCTTTATTAATTATCTTTTCAACTATTCTAAAAATTCCATATTTATCTATTACTTTAGTACAATTTTGATCTAATTTATATAGATTCCATTCTTCAAATGGTAATTTTGGTAATTCATTACCATTTACATCTTTTCTGCGTATTGTTTCACCAGTTTTTTTATCTTTTGCCCAATAACATTCCTCTATCAATTCATTTACATTAGATTGTTCAGTTGTAAATTCAGAAGTAGACATTATAATTATAGTATATAATATATATAGAGATATTATAATTTATAAAATTTTATATTCTTATTTTTTTTTACCACTATTGGCGAATAATCTAAACATTTTAACGAATGATTGTAATACCATATACATTCTATGTTTGAATATATCAAAATCGGTAACTAAATTAGCAACTGCAGCATCTGTATAATCCATTGAAGAATTCATTGTATTTAGTAATTGTTCAATTTGCACATATTTGTCATATTTTTTATTCATATTCTTTTCAATTTGTGCATTATTAATTTGGGTATCAATCCATGTTTTAAATGTATTATTTATATTATATAATTGATTATTTGTAATTAATATATTAATATTATTTATAGAAGCATTTATGAGTGCTTGTAAATCGGCATAACTCAATACAGATATTGATACAGATGTATCTTTTGAAATTAAAAAATGAATTACATTATCAATATAATATGGTTTTTCAACATTAATGTATTGCGTTAATGCGTTATTATTCATGGTATCTATTCTTAGAACTGAATTTTGTAATAGACTAGTTACATATAAAATACTATCTGTAAATGTTAAATCAATAATACCTGCGAGACTTTGTGAAAAATCAAGCTGTACATTTGTATTTGCATTTATTTTTACTATTTTATCAGATCCACTATCTACAATATATAAGTATCCACTTTTGTATTCTATACCTCTAGGAAAATTTAATCCAGTTGCAATTATATTCGATTGCATTGAACTATTAATACTTATAATTTGATGATTAAATGTATCACTAATATAATAATAACCAGAAACATAAATTGCTTTGAATGGATTATTTAAATTGGTTGCAATAATAGATGATACACTTGGATTTTCATAAAAATCAATACTATTTACACTGTTCATTGTACATATAATTATATTTGAAGTATCATTTGATATTCCATTTATTGATTGACTTATTATACCTAAATCCTCGGTAATACCACTTTTATTTAAATTATACATATGATTATTATTTGAATAATAGATACTATCATCTAATTGTGTAATACCTGCATTATTTTTATTATATATATTTATAACTTTATTATTATACATATATAATGATTGTTCATCAACATGTATACCTCTTGGTTCTAATACAGTACTTATTATATTACTTGAATTAACAACTTTAATTTTATTATCAGTTGATATATAATATATGGAATTTGTAGATGTAGGTAATGTTAATGCAACTCCATGTATATTTGAATATGTCTTATTTATAATTCCATATTCATTTACACTATCAATTATATGATTATCTTTTAATACATATAAATTCGATGTATCCACTTTTATATCAATTATATTTGCATTCTGAGTTATATTATAATCATATAATGAATACATCTTTGATATATCATCAATATTATAATATAATATATTATTATTATCAAGAATATATACACTAGTATTATTATTAATTATTTTTGTTGGCTTAGTATAGTTTGTAATTAATATATTATTATTAAGAGTATTATTTCTTGAAAATGTATAAGTTGAAGGACTTAGATAATGTAATGTTGAATATTTATATAATACACTTGCATCAAATGTATAAATAAAGTTTCTATAAAATGCTAATCCATTTAATTCAGTATTATTATCATATACAGTTTTAATATCACTTAAATTTGGATGTACCAAATATAATCCAGTATCAGTTGTTACTAATAATCCATTTAATTCTGTACTATATTTAATATTATTGATTATTAATTCAACTTCTAGTTTTTGTTTTAATGATATATTTGAAAGTAATGTAATTCCTGTATTCGTTATATTATATCTTAATATATATCCATTTTGTAAACAACCTACATATAAATTATTATTATATATAGTAGTATCACACGGTGTTAACGGTGTGTTACTATCTAATGAAATCTGATAATAATCTTTTTTAGAATAATTATTTGTAGAATTTGTATGTAATTTAATAATTTCATAATTTATACTATCAGCTATAAATATATTACCATTATATGTATTTATACTTATATAACTATCATAAATATTTCCCATAAGAAATGGTGATGAAAATGTATCTAATTCATTTAAATTGTTATCAAATTTTCTTATATAATTATTTGTACTAATTAATAAGTAACCATTATATTCTGTAATTGAACTCGCACTTAGTTTTAGCTCTTTATTAAGAATTATGTTATTATTATTTAGATTTATTTTAGTGATATTTTTAATACGATCCATTATATATATATTTGATGAATCAGTAACAGATTGATGTGTTTTATATACCTCTATAGGAAGTGTTAGTATATTTGAAACACTTGAATTTGCGGAAATTGAATATATAATATTTGTTTTATCATTCTTTATGTATATTTTTCCAGAATTATATTCGATTTTTGAATATAAATCATTATTTAGTAATGATCCATCTTTTATTACAACAACGAGACTATCAACTGGATTAAGACTTGATGCATTACGATATTTAATTAATTTATCTGTATCTATAGAATAGTATGTTTTACTATTTAAATCATATGTAATTGCACTTGGAATTATATCATTTCTATATACCTGTGTATTAATATATTTATTTGAACTAGGAATATAATATGTATGTGTTATTAATCCACTATCTAATGTATATACAATGTTAGCACCATCTACATAATATGATGTAATACTTGTAGCATCTAGATAATAATTTTGTGGGAATTCATTAATTAGATTTGATACTATAAATATATTACTTTCATTTATTACCATTTTTGACTTATCATTATAACTGTAATCTATAATATTACTAAAATTCAATTCAAATATATCAAAATGATTTCCATTACTAATAATCAAATTTCCATCTACTAAACATACTAATTCGGATACAATATTTGAATCATAATTATTATATCTCATTTTTGATACATTTGTAATATTATAATCATAAAATAAACCCTCTTCATTAAATCTATAAATTAAATTATTTTCTGTATAATATATGTAGTTACCATCATATAATATATCTTGATATCCTGTAATTCCTGTAATTTTTGGTTCAGTATATTCTAATCCATCTTTTGTATATACTTTATATAATTCATTTAAATTTACATGTATATTTGATTTTGTTTCTAAATATAATAAAAGACCATCATATGCAATTGATTTTATATTTGGTAGTCCAACTATTATATTAGATGTACTACCAGTACTATTTACATAATTTGTTTTTTGAACATATGTATTATAACATGTAAATAATGTCTGATTATCGGCAACCATATCTATAACATTACCATTAACTTTAGTTAATTTAGACTTTGCAGTAGAAGTTTTATTATATTTATAAACATTTAGTGTATCATCATAAATTATATAAGATGTTTTTACTAAAAAATTATTTATTGGATTAGGTGATCCAGATATTAATATTTGATATATATCAGATGATAAATTATATGTATATAAATTATTATTATCTAAAATATAGATGTTTCCATTATTATACTCAATACGTTTGCCATTTGTTATAGTAACATTTCCAGATAGTACATTTATTATATTATTGGCATAGTTATATACATATAATTCATCACCAAGTATGTATAAGTTTGATCCATCATATGTAATAGATCTTATATTATTAAATGAATAATTAATGGTATTCTTTAATAAATTCGTAATATATCCATAATTTTTTTTTATTTTTGATAAAATTCTCATTTATTATATTATTATAAATTAAATTTTATATATATAATACTTTTTTGATTATATATATATAATTAACATCCTTCCATTAAACTAATATGTCCATATAATTCTTCACTATAATAATCAATATATGTATTTACATCTAATTTATCATAATATAAGCCACAATTTTTTAAATTATTTTCTAAGATATAAACTCCATATTCAGAAATATAATTATGTAATACTTTTATTTCTTCTAGTCTAAATGAATGAATATATGAAAATAGTTCAAATGTGCATGGTGTTGATTGTATAGAATCATTGATAATTTGCAAATACATTTTATGAATGTCATCATGAATTAATTTTAGAACTTGTGAAGGAATTATTTTTTGATATTTAAAATAGTTACTTCTTTTTTTATCATCTAAACTAATGTTATTAATAGAATTAATTAATTCTTCCATTTATATATTAAACTTAGATATATTTGTATGAATATATTTATTAATTCAATTTTTTTAAAAAATTGATAATTAAAGATATTATATATTTAAACATATAATTATATATATACTATGTCAAAAAGAAGATTTTCATGGACAGCTGCAAACGTATTTGCATCTAAGAGAACCAAGAAAGATGTAGAACCAGTAAACGACGAAGAAGAAGGTGAAGGTGATTTTGATATTGGAAAATTATTTAAGATGCCATCAAATCCTGCATGTTATACGATTGACAATAATATTTACTTTAATGATGATATCAGTATGGAAACTGTTTCAGCTCTAAATAAAGAAATTAGACAACTTCAAAATAAATTACTGGGAGTATCTATTAAAATGGGTATTGAACCACCACCAATCAAGTTACACATAACTACATATGGCGGTTCTGTACATGCTGCATTTTCTGCAATTGGTTGTATTAAATCTAGTAAAGTACCAGTTCATACAGTAATTGATGGATATGTTGCATCTGCTGGCACACTAATTAGTGTTTGTGGTGCAAAAAGATATATGCATAAACATTCTAGTATGTTAATTCACGAATTACGTAGTGGTACTTGGGGAAAAATGAGTGTAATTGAAGATGAAGTAGAAAATCTTAAAAAGATGATGACAAAAATTAAAGATATTTATATAGATCATACAAAGCTTAAAAAGAAAGATCTTGATACTATCTTAAAGAAGGATAACGATTGGTATGCAGAAGAATGTCTAAAGAATGGTCTTGTTGATGAACTAATTGAATAGACTATTTATATTTTTTTATATTTTAATTTTATTATGATTATATTTTAATTATAATATTTTTTGATTTTTCTATTATTGGTTCTGCTTGAAATGTGTTATTTGTATGAGTACGTACAGTAAATCGTATTTCAGACATTGATTCAATCATATAATCTGATAGATATCTGCTATTATCAAGAATATGTCCAGCATATGATAAATAATAAAATTGTTCAGGAATACCAAGTTTATTAAAGATGTGTTGTTTTAAAGTTGATACAAGATCATAATGATTTACAGTGTATGTATTTGTCTTATTTTGAAGATTCTTAATGAAAATTTGCATTATTATATAATTATATGATTATATAATAATAAAATAAATAAATTAAATGTTCAATTTTTCTAGATTCTTCCAATAAATCCACGTACTGTACTTCTACTATATGGATTAATTGAATCTTGTGGTGGACGACTACTAAGTAATTTTTCAATATTTTTATTTTTTATATAAAGACTATTCATATAATATATCATACCAATTATAATAACTAATATTGTTACACCAAATCCAATTAAATATGATTTAGGAATTTCAATACCATCCTTATTATTATTTGAATTAATTATTTGAACTAAAGGAGTAGGTGAAATCGAAATACTGTATGATGGATACACAAAGATTGTTGGTGATTGTGTAGAATATGATATTGGAGTATATGAATTAGATGGGGAACTTGTAATAGTACATGATCCAGAGCAAGAAGCAGACATTGAAGGAAATACTGAGTTTGTTACAGATTGTGTTGTTGATTGTGTTGCTGAAACTGTGTTTGAATAAATTGATGGAGTCGGATAAGTAGATGCACTTGAATAAGTAGATGCACTCGGATAAGTAGATGCACTTACAGTCCACATCGATGGACTCGGATTGATTGATCCAG